GCCAGCCCATGGGTCACTCCTTCCCTTCCATGACCATCTGCCAGCCCTTGCCCGCCACGAATTGGTAGATGTCGCCAGTCGTCGAGTTGAGATACAGATCGCCAGCCAACACTCCGGGAGCGAGGTCAGATGGAGCTGAGGTGCCTATCGTCCACTGGCTCCCTCGCACGCCCGCTGGCCCAGTCGCGCCTGTCGATCCCGCTGGCCCAGTCGGCCCAGCTGGTCCTTGCGGGCCTTGTGGCCCAGTCTGTCCCTGTGGGCCTGTGTTACCCGTTGGCCCTTGTGGGCCTACTGGCCCTGCTGGGCCTTTGATGTTGCCTTTAGGTTGCCACGCCATTGAAGATCATCCTCCATGTAGTGCCGTCGAACTGAAAGATCGCGGCTGTTGTAGTGTTGAGATACATGTCGTTCAACTGAGCGCCTACAGACGCGCCTACGAATGGATCACTCGCCCCTGTGAACCATATGCTACCGCGAGGCCCAGTCGCACCTGTAGCTCCTGTCGGGCCTGCTGGCCCTTGTGGCCCTGCTGGCCCTTCCACATAGACGATATCGCCGCCTCCATCGCCGCCAGAGGGTGGCGTGGGCGGTGGCGTTGGCATCACCTGCACTATGCGCTGAGGCGAGTCGAAGATGTTGTTTCTATCGTAGGGCGTGTCAGTGCCGAAGATGGTGTTACTCATGTTCAGCTTGAGGTTGCATACGAGGCGACCGCTGATCACGTCGCTGGCGAACTCGATGTTGACCACTTGGACGCGAGGCTCCCAAAAGTAGAGCGCATCGAGGATGGCTATGGTCGCTTGTGACGCCTGACCTATAGGCAAGTCCACTATGGTCTGATCAACACCTAACAGGCGCTCTAAGGCCGCGCTGTAGAGTGGCGTGGCTAGGATGGTCTTGACGTTCTGAAAGATTTCCTTGTAGGCGATAGCCCCAAAGTCTATCTGCTCAAACGAGAGCATGTTGAGCGGGATGCCATCGGCGTCGAAGAACTTGATGCGCCAGTTACTGCCTAGGTCTGACTGCTGGCCATAGCCAGCCCACACTGGGTCTGCGGCTGTCATAAGCTCCCACTCCCTATGAAGCCGCCACCGAATCCGGGCACGCCTAGCATCGAGAACAAGCCCTCAGTGAACGGTATGTATTCCTTGAACGTCACATTAAGCTCCACGGCTAACAGCTGACCGCCCTTGAGCCAGTGCTTGTGATGCTCAACTAGCTCTGTGATTACAAATAGGCTTAGTCCAGGACCCATCGGCTTCCCACCTATGATGAGCGGTGCCATGAGTGCGTTCTCATGGAAGAAGTGCCATTGCGCTAGGAGCGGGAGCGGGTCGCCACACCATGACGAGTTCAGGTTGACCTTCATGTTGATCTCCACTAGGTCGTTGCCCGCCCACTCTAACAGCGGCTTGCGCAGGTGAACCATGTGAGGGCCGAAAACGATAGCGCCGTAGAGTCCTTCCATTCTAAGAGCCTCCCTCCAATTCCCTAACGCGAGCCTCAAGCGCGTCGATGCGAGCGATGAGCGCCTGCACGTCTCGCGTCCCGCCAGTGTGCAGCCCGTTCGCGTCCGTATGGTGGCCGCTGGTCGTCATGTCGCCAGTATGCACGATGTTGCCCTCGATGGTAACTGTGCCTTTGAGCACGATGTTCTGTTGCTCGATGTTGACCTTGCCAGATGGACTCTGGATGTTCACGTCGCCAGTGGCAGACTTGATGGTCACATGACCGTCGCTCTCGATGTTCGTCTTAGCGCCATCGGTCGTCTTGAGGTTCACGTCCTTCTTTATCGTGGCGTTCCAGCCGCCCTTGAAGTCCTGCGTGAGAAACACATCGGCGTCATCGTTGGAGTCGCGCTTCTCGGTGTGACCGCCCTCCCATTCGCAGTAGTCCACTCGCGGATCCGTTACGGGCGGTGGCTCTTTCGATGTGTAGAACGAGCCGAGGATGGCGTAGTTACTCGTCCCGTTGGGCAGCTTCACCATGAGGACGTTATCGCTTTGCCTAGGCATGGAGAACGACCGCTTACCCTTGGACGCTATCTGAAGCACAGGCACTGGCTTCGATATGAGCGGATTGTCTTCGTGGTCGAGTCGGTCGGGCATGATGATACGGGCGTTCGCGCCTTTCTCGCTGCACTCGATCTTGGACACCTTGCCGATGCAGACCGCCACGCCGAACCGATTGTCCCAGCCTTTGGTGTAATCCGTATCTGAGAGCAGGTTCTTTTCCATTAGCGTGCTCCAACTAACATGAAATCAGGATAGTTGCGAAATTGCCGAGGATGCCGCAGGTAGCGTTTTGTGGTTGCCGCTGCCCCTTGACTAAGGACACGGCCCTAAAGTGCCGAGAACGCAATCCTCGGGGCAGCGCGGGCCTGTCTTGCGGGTGATCAAACGGCATTTTCAGTATCCTTGAAGGCATTTGCGAATTTGTAGCTCTGTCGTGTATTCGGGAGCGACCTTGTGGTGCGCGGTCTCCACGAACCATTTACCATCGAACTGCCCGCAGCCGACCAGCATAAACGTTTGGCCAGCGGCTACGAGCGGGTTGCCTATCGAAAGCTCAGCGCGGCACTGGTCTTTCTTTTTGTTCTTGTCCCTCACATGGGACTTTGCCTTGAGGTCTGCGCCCGCGTCGTCCTTGTTGAAGCTACCCACTAGCTCCTCAGTGCGGGCAGAACCACCGTTGCCGCCGCCATCGCCGCCTCCATCCTCCGACTCTGTGTCGGTGTCCACGTTCTCCTTGTCCTCAGTGCTCTCGGGTAGCTCCTCCACCTCAGGCGCTGTGAACTTCCCTTGGCTAGTCCAGCCGTCGCCTAGGTTGGCGTGACTGATCTTAGCGCCCTTAGTCGTGTCGGTAATCATCGTCACGAAGTGAGCGCCACTGAGCCGATAGGACGCGCCTGTCATGGCGACCGCCGTGTTACCGTAGAGCAACGTGAACGATGGCGCGGCTTCCTCCATCTTCTGCTCATCGAACACGATGATTTTCCCATTCTTGATTTTGACCGCGAGCTTAGCGTCGTTGCAGCGCTTCATGAGGAAACTGAGGCTGCTCTCCGCGTGCATCTCTGTGCGCGTGTAACGCGGGTTGTTGCCCGCCTGCCAGTCGAGCGTCATGTTGTTCTCGCCTGCTATCTGATTGGCTATGTCCTGTAGGCTTGTGCCATCCCATCCACGCGTCTCGGTGCTGCCTTTCAAGCGCACATCGGTAGGGATGGACGTTCCTTTGATGGACACCTTGTGGTCAGGTAGCAGGAACTCGACGCTGTCTATCCAGAACTTCCCACAGTCGAGCTTGATCTGACTGCCTATGGGTGAGAACCATCGCTCAGCTATGATGGACGCTTGGAAGGTAGCGCCCTTCTTAGGCATCCAAGTGCTGATGAATTTACCATCGCGGTCAGCTAGCTCTAGGTTGAAGTCATCGGCCTTCTTCCCATCGCAGTTGTCCTCGTAGAGCGCCGTGATGAGATAGGGCGCTAACTGACTTCCGTAGCTCTGCCCATCGAGGCTAATGTCCACATGGGCCGCTCTGACTTGACCTAGCATAGCGCCTCCCATCTATCGCGCTCGATCGCTCGCGAATTAGGAGTCTGACTCGCTCGCTCGATCGTGCATGTGTGCACGCCTATGGGCCTATGGTCGCGGTCGTCCATGGGACTAGTGGTATCTCAGTCTGGACTTCGATGGTAGGAACGATGACAGGGATGCCTGCCGGAAAGTGGGCCATCTCGCGCAGAGGGTAGTTGGCCTCTAACAGCCGATACATGAGGTGCTCGTTGCCCCGCTGAGCGCCATACACGCGAATGGCGATCATGTCCCACCAGTCGCCTTGCATCGAAACGTAGATGCGCTGTGGCTGTGGCTGGCCCAAGGCAAGCCATGTGGCGTCGGCCACGAAGTTAGTGAGCGGGTTCGGGTTAGGCTCTGGCCCGCCATCTATGATCGGCCTGTCGAATGGGTCATCCATAGCCGCCCTCGTAGCTCAGTCGCCGTTCATGTTTCTGCGCCCGCTTGAAGTCGGCCACGAAGTCGCGTGCTAGGTCGCGGAGCTTGGCGTCCAAGGTCTGTTGCGCCGCATCTGTGGCACCGCCATGTATCGTGATGTTTGGCGTGAAGTTCACATGGGTGCCGACTGAGCCGCCCATGCCTAAGGCGCGACTGGCGTAGGCCAACAAGCCCTCAGAGCGACGACCGCCCGATAGCGGGATGACTGCCTCAGGCCCGCGCTCGCCCAATAGCGCGTGTGTTGCGCGGCCTATGATGCCGCCACGCGCCAAGCCTCGCGACATCTTAAACGCTGCCGTCTGCTCCTCGCCAGCTATGCCTAGCTTGCCGAAGTAGTCCTCGCCATGGCGTTCCTTTATGTTGCCCTTGATCTCGTTCACCATGCCCTGATCAGTCAAGCCGCCTAGCGCGTTGCGGCCAGCGCCCATCTGGTTAATCATCTCGCCCACTTGCTCGCTACGTGCGTCAGACAGGCCTTTACTCATGACTGCCGCTGTCTCGCCTCTGTTATACGGCCCATAGAAGCCGCCCTTGATGAGAGCTTCGACGCCCTTGTAGTTGCCTGCTCGTTGCTGTGCCACGCCTCGATTGACCAGCGCCTCTAGGACGTTCTTTTGATCCTCAGCGCCACCTGCTTCCGTGGATAGAGTAGCGGACACTAGGTTGCGTAACTCAGGACGCCTAAGGTCTGCTACTACAC